TCACTACAAATGTTTCAGCAACCTCGTATGATTACGATTACGACAATTGTTATACAGCAAGTTTCTCACAGTCAAATGATTGTTCTCAGTTAGGCACTAAAGGAAGTTTATCAGTAAGAAATGATAACTATACATTTGGTTATTCATTCAATGATGCAAAGTATAAAACAGAAGGTGTAGAGACTTACTCATCTGATGCTGAAAGAGCATACGTTGATACAAGACACACTATTGGTAATCATCTCTATGGTGGAACGGTTGAATATGAAAAGTATGAAGATATGTCACAGAACAATATCTCTGCTTATGCTTTATTTAACTTCACTAATACTAATATAGGTATTCGTATAACAGAAGATACTACAGTAGGTAGAATTGGTTATGAATCAGGAGACTTCTTTATTAGTGCTGGTACATCTTATCGTAATCCAACTCTTTATGAGTTAAATGGTGATGCATGGACTGCGCCAAACTTTAATTTAGATCCTGAGGAAGCATTAGGGTATGAATTAGGTTATGGTAATCTAACTTATTTCAATTATCATTTCTCTGAAGGCATTGATTATAGTTTTGCCTCTTCTCAGTTTGTTAATACTGGTTCATATGATACACAAGGTGTAAGATATAACAACTCAATGACGTTTGATTACTTAGATACATTCATAGGCTACGAGTTAGGCTACACTGATTCAGATCAACCAAGAGTTGCGAAGTACAAAGCAATTGTCAACAGCATACATCAAGCAGATAATTATACATTGTCATTTACATATACAGGACTGTTCGACAGAAAGCCTGGACCGTATGATGGAATAGCAATGTTAGATAATGTAAGTTCACTTGATTATAAGATCGAATCAGAAATTGCACCTAACTACTTGCTATCTGCTACAATAAGAGATATACTAGATAAAACTTATGAATACTTGCCAGGATATAATTCGGGCGGTGTTGAAATTTTAATTACACTACAATATAGGCCATAATAGAATGCCAGGAACTGCAATACTACAAATTAAAGATGAAGTCAATCTAAAGATTGCTGGTCTTGAATTAGATGCTCGTAGAGCATTAATGCAAAAGTTTGAGTATGAGGTTCCTGGCGCACGTTATATGCCTAGTGTAAAGTTAGGCAGATGGAACGGCAAGGTTAGTTATTGTAGTCTTGCTGGTTCCACATTTATTAATCTTCTACCAGAAATTGTTCCTATCTTAGAACAACTTAACTATGATATTGAACTAGAAGATTTAAGAGAATACCAAACACAATTTAATTTTACAGAGATTCAGAAAGATACATTCAAAGATGTTCTCTGGCCTAAAGGACATGTCTGTGAGGGGCAGTCAGTCGAACTGAGAGACTATCAAGTAGAAGTTATTAATCAGTTCTTAGCAAACCCTCAATCAATACAAGAAGTCGCTACAGGCGCAGGTAAAACGATTATGACAGCCGCTCTGAGTAAGAGTGTAGAAGAATATGGACGTAGTATCGTAATCGTACCAAACAAAAGTTTAGTATCACAAACAGAAGAAGACTATATCAACATGGGCTTAGATGTAGGAGTATATTTCGGTGATAGAAAAGAATACTTCAAACAACACACTATTTGTACTTGGCAATCTCTGAACATTCTATTAAAGAATACTAAAAGAGGTGAAGCAGTATGCACTATAGATGAATTTATCGAAGATGTAATTTGTGTCATGGTTGATGAAGTACACATGGCTAAAGCAGATGCATTGAAGCAACTGCTAACAATGGTAATGCCTCATGTACCTATTCGTTGGGGACTAACAGGTACTATACCAAAAGCACTTTATGAAAAGACTGCATTAGAAGTAAGTTTAGGTCCAGTTATTAATAAACTGTCTGCAAAAGAATTACAAGATCAAGGGGTATTGGCAAAATGTCATGTAAACATTGTTCAGTTGCAAGATGACCAAGAGTTTAGTAATTATCAAAGTGAACTAAAACATTTGCTTAGTGATGAACAACGTTTAGACAAAATGGCACATCTTGTTAAGACCATTGCTACTGAAGGCAATACTCTTGTCCTTGTTGATCGTATCAATGCAGGACATGCTTTAGTAGAAAGATTAGACGATGCAGTATTTGTATCAGGGGGAATGAAAGTTGTTGATCGAAAAGAAGAATATGATGAAGTATCCACTTCTACTAATAAAGTTATTATTGCTACTTATGGCGTGGCTTCTACTGGTATTAACATTCCTAGGATTTTTAATCTTGTACTCATTGAACCAGGTAAAAGTTTTGTTCGTGTCATACAGTCTATCGGTCGTGGCATTCGTAAAGCAGAAGATAAAGACTTTGTTCAAATCTGGGACATAACAAGTTCCTGTCGTTTCGCAAAGAGACATTTAACCCAACGTAAACATTTCTACAGAGAAGCAAACTATCCGTTTGTTGTAGAAAAATTAAATTACAAATGATTTTACCGATTAACTTGATTACATCTGCAAGGAGCAGTATAATAACACAATGAGAATACTTACATTAGAAGACCAGTTTTATAATTTAGAAACGTTACCAGAAGAAATCGATGACCTTCGATTTGCAATCTTGGATAACTCTAACCCTACATTTGTAGATTACTATTACATACCCTTAATCTTTTTAGAATCATTTAATGCTCCAGCAGTTGTATTGCAAGTGGGCGATAAACAGATTAAGATGCCAGTTGATTGGCAAGTACTAATCGGTGATGAAGAAGGTGGAGACTTAGAAACACTTCCGCTATCAAGTTTGAATGACAGAGGTTTTTCTGTGTTCTCATTCAATCCTTTATCTTCATTTGCACCTAACTTTCTTCCAATAGAGATTGTTGATATCTATTCAGATGTAACATGGTATGCTCCAAGACTACGTAATGGTCAGTTCTTGTGTGTTCCTTTAGATGATGGACCCAAGCCAAGATGCATTTACTTTGTTAAAGAGATTAGTAGAAATTGTGAAATTGTAGATTATGCTCAGGTCTTTTGATCATTGGAAAAATGTATGTAAAATACATTGGAAAGAAATAGTCACACTATCTATTGCATTGCACTGGATAGTTGATTTGTTTATAATAGGTCCTATAGCAATTGCAATAGGATGGTTTGCAAGAGGTTACTTTGGCTAGAACTAAAACACCAGTAGATGAAAAGTTTGAGAAACAAGACTTTAATTTGTTTGAGGCAATAGCGGCAATAGATAAAAAAGATTACGGTTACTATGACAGACTAACTACTGAACAACAAAGAAAGTTTGTTCCGTTTATGATGGTGCATTGGATTAGTGTTGTAAAGGGTAAAAAAGAACTATCACAGTATTACTTACAGAGTGTTGACTATCATGCCAATACTCATTTGTTTAATGAAAACGTAATACATCATCCTAAACTACAATGGTTGATGTTATGTGCGGCAAGCCCAGGCATTGGTAAACAGTTTCATGCTTGGATCCCTCATATCAAAGCAGGTGTCAGCAAGTTAAAAGATAATGCAAAACCTAAAGACATAAAGGATTATTATAAAAAGGTATATCCAAAACTAACAGCAGGAGACTTGACTGAAATAGCAAATGCATTTTGTGTACAACACAAACGCAAAATATATCTAGCAGAAAAGTTTCCAGAACTAAAATTTGATGAGGTAGAATTACTTAGTGAACTCGTTACAGATAATGAAATCGAAGAATACGAAAAAGAACTCGGCAACTAAATTTGGTTGCGACTTTTGTGGTCGATCTTTTGCAAAAGAAAGTACAATCGACAAACACATTTGTGAGTACAAACGCAGATGGGGAGATAAAAATCTCAAAGGTAACCGTATTGGATTTAATGCATGGTTAAATTTCTATGCACAAAACACTTCCAGCAAGAAACAAAAAACATACTTAGACTTTACTAAAAGTTCTTACTATCTAGCCTTTGTTAAGTTCGGTCATTACTGTGTCAATACACGATGTATTAATGTTAATCGTTACGCAGACTGGTTGCTTAAGAATCAAATCAGAATCGATAGTTGGACGAGTGATAAAAACTATACTAAATTTATTGTCGAGTATCTTAGACAAGAAGATCCATTAGATGCGATTGCTCGTAGCATGGAGACACTTATCGAACTTTGTAAAGATGATCAGATAGAAAGTAAAGATGCATTTAGATATGGTGCTCCAAATAGAATCTGTTATGAAGTAACAACAGGAAGAATATCTCCTTGGTCTGTATATCAGAGTGAGTCTGGTGCAGAGTTTTTAAGTAAGTTAGATTCAATACAACAAAAGATGGTCTTAGAATATATCGACCCTGAAAAGTGGGCAATCAAATTCAAACGTGATATCGAAGTTGTTGCTGAAGTAAAAGAATTACTCAAACAAGCAGGGTATTAATGAGTGATGGATTAGAGATAACGTTCTACAAGTTAGACGGCAGATGGAAAGGGAATGATATCTTCAAATGGATGTGTACTACTGTTATTAAACCTCAGTATGAACGTTTTAGTCCTAGACCATTAGCACAAACAGACTTATCAAAGATTATTAGATTTAATCAATTACGTGATTGGTGTTGGGATACATGGGGACCGAGTTGTGATTTAAAAGACTACGACAGAATACATGAACTATCACACTACGTAAGCCTAGCACAATACAATGACAGTACACATGATACATTGAATGAACATTGGTGTTGGTCTAATGAAGAAGATCATAAACAAAAGAGAATATACTTAGCCGGAGATAAAGAACGCACATGGCTAGAAACGAGGTGGAGATGACTGAAGAAGAACATATGTTAGGAAAAGCAATAATGGGTATCATTGCA